CTAACAAGGCATGGTTGCCTGAATGGGGTGGGGAGACTATCTTTATGATGGGCGACCGAATCACAGATACAGTCATTCCTAAACCCGGAAGGATTGTAGTGTTTCCCGGATTAGTCCCACACGCTGGTAGAGCGCCAACAAAACATTGTCCTGTTTCTGCTAGATATAGTGTAGTCTTCCAATTCTGTCCTGGCCAGGAAGAGGTTGTAGAAGCACACGCAGTAGGGCAGGAGAAAAACAGGAGACCATTCCCGTATGAGCCAAAATGAAATCTATCTAGGTAATCCTAACCTAAAGAGAGCCAACGTAGTACAGAATATCACCGATGATCAGGTAAAAGAGTTTATCAAGTGTGCTGAGGATCCTGTCTACTTTATTAAAACCTACATCCAAATCATCTCACTAGATCGTGGTTTGATTCCATTTGAGTTGTACGACTTTCAAGAGACGATGGTGGAAAGATTTCATGCCAATAGATTTAATATAGCAAAACTACCACGACAGTCAGGTAAGTCAACTGTTGTTACTGCATACTTGTTGTGGTTTATTATCTTTAATGACAATGTTAACGTAGCAATCCTTGCTAACAAGGCAGCGACTGCACGAGAGATGTTACAACGTTTGCAACTATCCTATGAAAATCTCCCAAACTGGCTCCAGCAAGGTGTCGTCAACTGGAACAGAGGTAGTCTGGAATTGGAGAATGGCAGCAAAATCATGGCTGCTTCTACTTCTGCTAGTGCTGTCCGTGGTATGTCGTTTAATATTATATTTCTCGATGAATTCGCGTTCATTCCAACTCATATTGCTGACGAGTTTTTTAGCTCTGTGTATCCTACTATATCCTCAGGTAAGTCAACTAAGGTTATAATCATCTCTACCCCTAAGGGTATGAATATGTTTTATAAACTCTGGCATGATGCAGAGAGGGGCAGGAATGAATATACTACCACAGATGTCCACTGGTCTGAGGTGCCTGGTAGGGATGCTGCATGGAAAGAGCAGACCATCCGTAACACATCCGAGGAGCAGTTTAACCAGGAATTTGAATGTGAGTTCTTGGGTTCGGTCAACACTCTCATTACATCATCCAAATTAAAAACTTTGGTATACGATGATCCTTTGAAGTCCAGTCAAGGACTAGATGTGTATGAAGAGCCTAAACCTGAACATACTTATATATGCACAGTGGACGTTGCTCGTGGTTTAACTAAAGATTACTCAGCATTCTGTGTTATTGATACCACGACGATCCCGTATAAGTTAGTAGCGAAGTATAGAAACAATAAAGTTAAACCACTACTCTTCCCCAACATCATTCATCAGGTAGTCACGAGTTACAATCATGCCTTTACCTTGATTGAAGTTAATGATATTGGTGGACAGGTAGCAGATATTATGCAGTTTGATCTGGAGTATGATAACCTCCTGATGTCATCCATGCGAGGACGTGCTGGGCAGGTTGTTGGTCAGGGATTCTCTGGGTCTAAGGTGCAACTAGGTGTTAAGATGTCTACCACAGTCAAGAAAACTGGGTGTGCAAACATGAAACAGTTGATTGAGGATGACAAACTTATCTTTAATGACTATGATATTATTGCTGAGTTAACTACATTCATCCAGAAGGGGCAGGCATGGGAAGCTGAAGAAGGATGTAATGATGACCTCTCTATGTGTCTGGTCATATTCTCTTGGTTAGCGACCACAGACTACTTCAGAGAGTTGCATGACAATGATGTCAGGACGCGAATGTATCTGGAGCAGAAGGAAGCAATCGAAGCAGACATGGCACCGTTTGGATTTATGGATGATGGTCTTCAAGAAGAAGTAACCGTAGATCCACAAGGACAGACATGGCATAATGCAGAAAGAGAATCTATTGCTGAGTATGGTGACATGTCTTATATGTGGGATTATAGGTGATGGACTTTGAAGACAACTTAGATTTAGAAGAGTTTCTATTTGTAGATCGGCAGTGCCGTAAATGTCTTCGCATCCTGTCACTGGTAGATCATTTCTACAGGACTAGACCTGATAGAGGTAAGAATGCTTCAGCGTATTCGTATACCTGTAAACAGTGTCAGGTAAAACGTAATGCTGCTAATAGGAAAAAGAGGAAAGATAAACCAGACATACCATATGATCCTGTCCCTAGATTCGGACCAGACATTTATCCTGACTGGTGATTTCGTCGTGTTTACCCTCTGAAAAACCATGTTATTCTAAATAGTTTCAGCATCCGACTAGGAATCTAATCAGGAGAATCTAATGGCATCAACACAACTTTCACCAGGGGTTGTTGTACTTGAAAGAGACCTTACCTCCGTAGCCAACGCAACAGTTGATAATGTTGCTGCTATTGTGGGATCCTTTGAAAAAGGACCCGTTGAGGCAATGACCACGGTCACCAGCGAGCGCGAGCTCCTGTCGATCTTTGGGCGTCCTAACAGTTACAACTACGAATACTGGTTTTCTGCAGCACAATTCTTGCTGTATGGCGGCACCGTAAAGGTTGTCCGTGCAATGAATGACTCGCTCAAGAACGCAATCGATACTGCACAGTATATCGTTGCAACCTTTAGCAGCACCGATACTACGCTGACTGTTACATCAGCAACTGATCTCGACGTTAACGATCTGCTTCTCATCGACGCAGAATTGTTGGTTGTCCAAGCAGTTTCTGGTAACGACGTTACTGTGCTTCGCGGTCAACTTGCAACATCCGCTGCATCTCACGCTGCTGCTGCTCCAATCACTTTGATTGAGCCTGCTGGCACATCATCTACTATTAACGAAGGAGCTACCTTCACTGACGCAGACGGCACTCTGACTGTGACCTCTGCATCTACACTTGGTGCTGGCACCAACTCTTACATTAGAGTTGACGACGAGATCATGCAAATCACTGGTGTTTCTGGTGATAATCTCAACGTTACTCGCGGTCTGCTCGGCACTACTGCTGCTGCACACACCGATGGATCTACCGTCTCACTGGATCTGGTTACAGCACAGAAGACTGAGATCAACGAAACCACCGCAACTGGTATTACTGCTCCTCTCGTTAAGAATGACGAAGAGTATGAAACTAACGTTGAAAACGCAGCAAACAACTGGAAGTGGGCAGCAAAATCTTCTGGTCTCCATGGTAACTCCATCCGCGTGGTGGTGACCGACGCTGGTGCTGATCAGGTGTTGTCTTTGGCACAACCTGCTAGCACTGAGTGGCAATTCGTCAACGGTGCAGAAGTTGCATACTCTGCTGCTAACATCTACGGTAAGGTTTACACCTACGATACTATCGTAACTGTTGTTGACGATAATACTCTGGTTGGATCCTTTGAGAAGGACAACTACGTCACTGCTGTTAGTGGTGGTGTTACTGGTCGCGTTGTTGCTTACGATCCTGAGACTCGTCAACTTGAAGTTGCTATCGATTCTTCCTCCGCTGACGTGCTGGAAGTTGGCGACCTTGTTTCCGAGTTGGCAAACAACAGCAATACTCCTGGTAGTGCAACTGGCGATGCTGCTACGGTTGAGTCAATCCGCAGAGAGTTGAGAGTTTCTCTTAACCCTGGATCTCCCAACTTCCAAGCAAACCAGAATGTTGATGACGCAAACGCTGCTACCGTTGGGATTGCAGCAGTTGAGAATGACTACGACACCCGCCTTTATGGGGTGAATCAGAGATGGTCTAACATCGCTCCTCGTCCTACTACATCCGCATGGGTGGAAGATAGAGGTGGTTACAACGACCTGATGCACATCCTGATCCTTGACGGCGACGGTAAACTGACTGGCACACCTGGCGCTCTCCTTGAGAAGCACCTCAACGTGTCTAAGGCAAACGACGCTAAGTCTCCTCAGGGTGATAACATCTTCTACAAGAATATTATTAAACAATTCTCGCAATTCCTGTATTGGGGATCGCATGAAACCAGTAACATCTATGATCGCGACAGTAATACTACGGGTAGTTTCGGTCTTAGTGGTGTTAACAGAGAGTTTGACCTGATTAAGTCTGATCTGTCCCTCAACAACCTGGACGATCCTACTGGTCTCAACCCACTCGCTGTGCCCCTAGTTGGTACAAAGGGTCGCGCAACGTTGCGTTATTCACTGCAAGGTGGTGTTGATGGTTATACCATCTCACGTCCTAACATCTTGGGTGCATATAGTCTCTTCAACGATGCTGAAACGGTCCAACTGGATTACATCCTGATGGGTCCTAGCATGAATAGTTTGAATGATACTATTGCTAAGGCACAACACATCATCGGCATTGCAGATGAGCGTAAGGATTGTATCGCTTTCATCTCACCTTTCAGAGGCGATGTTGTCGGACAAGCTTCTGTGCCTACGATCGTGACACGCACGGTTGAGTACTTCGATCAACTTGGATCTTCCTCTTATACTGTCTTCGATAATAACTACAAGTATATCTACGACAAGTATAATGATGTCTATCGTTACATTCCTTGTAACGGTGACATGGCAGGTCTGGTATTGAGCACCACTCTTAATCAAGAGGCATGGTTCTCACCTGCAGGTTTCAACCGTGGTAACCTGAGAAACAGCATCAAACTTGCTTATTCTCCTTTGAAGGATCACAGAGATCTGCTTTATGCAGCAAGAGTTAACCCTATCGTCGCATTCCCTGGTCAGGGTACGGTCCTCTTCGGAGACAAGACTGCACTGGGTTATCAATCTGCATTCGACAGAATCAACGTCCGCCGTCTCTTCCTCGTTATCGAAGAAGCGATTAGCAGCGCTGCTAAGACTCAACTCTTTGAATTGAATGATGAGTTTACTCGCCAACAATTCAAGAATGTCGTTGAGCCTTTCTTGAGATCTGTCCAATCACGTCGTGGTATTGTTGACTTCCTGGTTGTCTGTGATGGCACCAACAACCCTGCAGAGGCAATCGACCGTGGTGAATTCTACGCTGAGATCTTTGTGAAGCCCACAAGATCCATCAACTTCATCACCTTGACCTTCACGGCAACAAGGACTGGCGCAAGCTTCACAGAGCTCGTCTCCTGATCATCTAACCATCTAAAACCCATTAATAAACATCGGAGTAATTCACCATAATGGCTGACAAATACCCAGGGCAGACAGAAGGCAAGACGGTCAATGCACCTATCCTTGACTTCAGAAACAGAATAGGGGACCTCGCCCGCCCCAACCTTTTCCAAGTGGAAATCGGTTTCCCAGGCATCGTTGATGAAGGCACCCCTGCATCGGGTGCCACACCTGGATCTCAAGAGAAGCGTGAGCAGGAATCTGCTGGTTCTTCCCAAGCAGGATCCTCGGCGTCTTCTGGATCTCTCGCCACCTTCCTTGTGAAGGCAGCAAACATTCCTGCTTCTACAGTGGGTGTGATTGAGGTCCCTTACAGAGGTCGCACACTTAAGATCGCTGGTGACAGAACCTTTGAGCCTTGGACAGTTACTGTCCTTAACGACAAAGGATTTGCACTGCGCTCTAAGTTTGAAGAGTGGTCCACTAAGATCCAAAACCTTCAGCAAAACCTGCAAACACCTAAGACTATCGCTGAATATCAGTCTAGCGCACTTGTGCGTCAGTATGATAGACAGGGTGGTGTCGTTAGATCGTATCAGTTTGTTGGCATCTGGCCTTCAAACATCAGTGCAATCGACCTTGCATGGGATAGCAACGATACTCCTGAAGAGTATACTGTTGAATTCCAGGTTCAGTACTGGACATACGCCAACGATAACAACGCTGGTAATGCGGTTAATGCCGACGTATAAATAATTCATAATGTATAGGGACAGTTGAATGTCACAACTATTTGGTTATTCCCTAGATCGAAAGAAGAGTAAGGGCTCTGCGAAGGGTCCTTCTTTCGTACATAAAGACAATGACGATGCTGCGATGCCCATTGCGGCGGGTGGGCATTTTGGTCAATATGTAGATCTGGGAGACTCGGCAAATAAGTCGAGTGATGTCGATCTTATCGGTCGGTATCGTGCAATGTCATTGCATCCAGAAGCGGATGCAGCAATTAATGACATTGTGAATGAGGCAATCGCTGGAGATCTGGACGATCACCCTGTTGATATTGAGCTTTCTAATCTTAAAGTGTCTGATTCTATGAAGACACGCATCCGCGAGGAGTTTGAGAATGTTCTCAGTCTCCTCGATTTTGATAGAAGGGCATACGACATCTTCCGTAGATGGTATATCGATGGTCGCCTTTTCTATCATAAGATGATTAACCCTGATCATCCTAAGGAAGGGATTACAGAGTTGAGGTATATTGATCCTCGCAAAATCAAAAAAGTTATCGAGTATGATAAACCCAAGGATCGCATTTCTCCTGCAGATCCACAGGCTGTGCTGATTCCTAAGGCAGTTGAGTATTATATTTACGCTCCTAAGGGTCTACGTGGTTACGAAAATAATGGAATCAAGATTGCACCTGATGCAATTTGCTATGCTCACTCAGGAAACCTTGATATGCAGCGCAACACTGTGCTGTCACACCTCCATAAAGCAATTAAAGCACTCAATCAACTGAGAATGATTGAGGACTCGCTGGTTATCTATCGTCTCTCTCGCGCACCTGAGCGTCGTATTTTCTATATCGACGTGGGTAATTTGCCTAAGCAAAAGGCAGAGCAATACCTCAGAGAGGTGATGTCTCGCTATAGAAACAAGTTGGTATATAACGCTGACACTGGTGAGATTCGCGATGACAAGAAATTCATGTCTATGCTGGAAGACTTCTGGCTACCAAGACGTGAAGGTGGACGTGGCACTGAGATCACCACACTACCAGGTGGACAAAACTTAGGTGAGTTAGAGGATGTCAAGTATTTCCAGAAGAAACTCTACAGGTCACTGAATGTACCTGAGTCACGTCTGGAATCTGACTCTTCTTTTAACGTTGGTAGGTCTGCAGAGATCACTCGCGATGAAGTTAAATTCCAAAAATTTGTCGTTAGACTCCGCAAGAAGTTTGGTGATCTGTTTAATGATCTGCTCAAGACTCAACTTATTCTGAAAGGTGTCTTTACACCTGATGAGTGGGATGAAGTTAAAGAGCATATCCAGTATGACTTTATTGCTGACAACTACTTCTCCGAGCTGAAAGAGCAGGAGATTATGAATGCTCGTATGGCACTTCTACAGCAGATGGACCCATTCGTGGGTAAATATTTCTCACTAGAATACATACGTCGTCAGATCCTGAAGCAACCTGATGCTTTGTTTAAGGACATTGATAAGGATATGGAGACTGAGATTGCAGATGGTAAGGTCATTGACCCGAATACCATGCCTCAAATGGAAATCGAGCAGATGCAAATGTCTATGCAACCTGAGCCAGTTGACCCTCAGCAACAAGCTATGGATCAATACGCGCAGCAGGGAATCGATCCTGCGGATCGTAAAAAAGGAGATTTCTAAATAGTATTACTGAATTCTAAATATTATGCCAACACAATCCGCACTTGAGATCGTCAACGCATTGTTTGCAGGTCAAAAAGACCTATCAGACTATGTTGATTCTGCTATGAAAGTTGTAGCGGTTGATCAAATTGACGCCAAGAAGCAAGAGGTCGGATCCTCAATGTTTAAGGATCCCGATACCGAATCTGAAGTCGAAGCATCTGCAGAGACCGAAGTAACTGATACACCACCAGAGGAAACTACAGATGAGACTAATCAGGGAGGAGATTGAATCCGCAAAGGTAACGATTACCGAAGGTAAGAATGGACAAAAACGCCATTTTATCGAAGGTGTCTTCTTGCAGGGTGAAATCAAGAATAGAAATGGTCGTATGTATCGTGCAGAAACACTTCAACGTGAAGTTGCTAAATACAACGAGCGATACATTAGTAAAGGTCGCGCACTAGGTGAATTGGGTCATCCCGATGGTCCTACTATTAACCTTGATCGCGTGTCTCACCTCATCACTTCTCTACAAAGAGAAGGTAACAACTTCGTAGGTAAAGCAAGACTTCTCGATACCCCTATGGGTAACATCGCAAAGAATCTGCTTGACGAGGGTGTAAAACTAGGTGTATCTTCTAGAGGTCTTGGATCTATCAAGGAAGAAGGTGGTGTCAAAGTTGTCGCTGATGACTTTATGCTTGCCACTGCTGCTGATATCGTAGCAGATCCTTCTGCCCCTGACGCTTTTGTCAATGGCATCATGGAAGGAAAGGAGTGGGTTCTTGCTGGTGGCGCAATCCAAGAGCAAAAAATCGAGCAGATTAAACAGAGAATTGATAACGCCCACCGTTCTCAGTTGGATGAGTTGAAACTTTCCGCGTTTCACTCCTTCATCAAAAATCTTTAATCTATAAATAACTATAGCAAATATCGCACGTTTGTAAACCAGGAGACAAAATGTCACAAGAGATTGAAACAACTCTGGATGAATCGAGTGTAACCGCTGGCGCAAAACCTGCCGACCCACAGCCCAAACTGGGCGCTGACGGTAGTAGTCTCGCTGGAGTACAAGATCTCGGTGGTCCAACACCACAGAATAGCAAACCCACAGATGACAGCAATAAGTATAAGACTATTGCTGGTGGAAATGCTTCTTCCCCCACAACAAAACCCTCTGATGCCTCTGGCAGCAAAGCAGAATTCTCTGCTAAGGGTGATGTGAAGGCAGGTCACGAGCCCGAAGGCGATGTGATTGCTGAAGAACCTCAGGAGACTGTGATCGAAGTCGATCTGTCTGCTGATGTTGCAGCTCTTACTGAAGGTGAGGAGTTGACTGAAGAATTCAAAGAAAAAGCAAAGACTATCTTTGAAGCAGCAGTTGTATCTCGCATCAACGAAGAGTTGGAGCGTATGCACGAGGACTACGCTAAAGTCCTTGAAGAAGAAATTGAGTCTGTTAAGTCCGACCTCGCAGAAAAAGTCGATGAGTATCTGACTTATGCGGTTGGTCAATGGATGACTAAGAATGAGCTCGCCATTGAGCAAGGTATCAAAACCGAAATGGCTGAGTCCATGCTTGCAGGTCTCAAACAAGTTTTCGTGGAGAATTATATTGATCTCCCCGAAGAAAAAGTTGATGTCGTCGAAGAAATTCAGACACAACTCGATGTTATGGAAACAAAACTCAACGAGTCTATTGAAGAAAATGTCGAGCTCTCCAAGAGCGTCGGCACCTATATCAAGAATGGGATTGTGACAGAGATCGCTGAGGGATTATCTCTCTCGCAACGCGAGAAGATTGCCTCCCTGGCGGAAGCTGTTGAGTTTGAAAATGAAGAGTCTTTCCGTGCGAAGGTCTCTACCCTCCGTGAGTCGTATTTCTCTACTAAGCCTGAAGTGACTACTGTCACCGAAGATGTCGAAGTCGAGAACGGTCCTGTTGGAGACGCTATGGCATCATATGCCCAAGCGATTTCTCGCTGGAGCAAATAATTTACCCTTTCATTTAACCTAAGAGTCTAAAATGTTTAACGCAGAAGCACTCCAGGAAAAGTGGAACCCCATTCTTGAGCACAATGAGCTCGATCCTATTAAGGATACCTATAGAAAGGCGGTTACCTCAGTCCTCCTGGAAAACCAAGAAAAATTCCTCAAGGAAGAGCGCGGTCTGGTAACAGAAGCAGCTCCTACTAACTCCTTGGGAGGGACAGGTTACTCAGCTGGCAGTACTGCTACTGGTCCTGTTGCAGGTTTCGACCCTGTGCTGATCTCACTGATCAGACGCTCCATGCCTAAGCTTATTGCTTATGACATCTGCGGCGTGCAACCAATGACTGGTCCTACTGGACTGATCTTTGCAATGCGCTCCACAACGGGCACCAACAGAGACATCAACAACAGCGGCGTTGAGACTTTCTTCAACGAAGTTAACACCGAGCATTCATCTGAGAACGATAGTAACGGTCTTGCATCTAATACTCAGACTGGATCTAACCCAGGTCTGCTTGCTGATGGTGCTGGTCAGTATACCGTCGGTGGTCAAGGTATGACTACTGCCCAGTCTGAAGCACTGGGTGATGCTGCTAACAACCACTTCAACGAAATGGGCTTCTCGATTGAGAAGGTCACCGTTACTGCGAAGTCAAGAGCTCTGAAAGCAGAATACAGTCTTGAGCTTGCTCAGGACCTTAAGGCAGTCCATGGTTTGGATGCCGAAAGTGAGCTTGCAAACATTCTCAGCACTGAAGTGCTGGCAGAGATCAACCGTGAGGTTGTCCGTACTGTTTACAAGATCGCTCGTCCTGGTGCTCAAAACAACACTGCAACTGCAGGTGTGTTTGACCTCGACGTTGACTCCAACGGTCGCTGGTCAGTTGAGAAATTCAAAGGTCTTCTCTTCCAAATTGAGAGAGACATGAATGCGATTGGTCACGAGACTCGTCGTGGAAAGGGCAACATCCTCATCTGCTCTGCTGATGTGGCATCTGCTCTGTCTATGGCTGGTGTGCTTGACTACACCCCTGCTCTGTCTGGTAACGCTCAGTTGCTGCCCGACGACAACAGCAGCACCCTTGCTGGTACACTTAACGGTCGTATTAAGGTCTACGTCGATCCTTACTCTGCTAACGTTTCCGATGCTCACTTCTATGTGGCTGGTTACAAAGGCAGCAGTGCTTATGACGCAGGTCTCTTCTACTGCCCTTATGTGCCCCTCCAGATGGTCCGCGCTGTGGGTCCTGATACCTTCCAACCAAAAATTGGATTTAAGACTCGTTACGGAATGGTCGCTAACCCATTCGCTGAAGGTCTTACACAAGGTGAAGGTGCTCTCACCGCTAACGCCAACCGTTACTACAGACGTGTTAAGGTGACGAATCTGATGTGATGTCAGCCCTATTGGGCATATCACTTCCACAGACCCCTCTTTGAGGGGTCTTTTTTTTGTCTAGGTATAAGTTAGTAGGCAATAATATTCGTTGCATAAGGTTAGTAATTGCTGACATTCTAACCTAGATAGTAGTAGAATATGGAGGTTGCCATGAATCCTAGTCTCTCTTGATTATGAGATAAAAGAACATACTAACGTTACAGAGGATACTAAATGCACAGCTTAACATCAAGAAATCAACTCAATGAGTGGAGGCACTTTGAGGAAACTATTGAAGAGGAAAGCTTAAATGATTATTATGAATGTCTAATTGAGTGCGATATCCAGAATCAAACTACATGTAAACGGATCTGTAGGGAGCTCCTTATGTGAGAATCCCCTCACAGTAAACCTTCTCAGAGCACCCCTAGTGGGTGCTTTTTCGTTAAATACTATGGTATACTGTGAGGATACTATGTCGCGGGTTAGAATGCGAAAGGGCGATCTCCTCACTAAGATATACAAGTTGAAGACAGATCTATATAATGGTACGTATGATAAAAAGGAAGGTCAGTGGCACGAAGGTGCGCACCATGCTTTAAACAAAGTACTAGAACATCTACAAGAATATTCAGAATGAAAGATTTAGATTTCATCGATGACTTCCTTGAGCATCGTATCGGTAAGAGAAAATCCGAAAACATTACCGATGCCGATGCTAGAGATTGGGAAGAATTTTGGACTGACGAGAGTGAGGATGGTGGAAATAAAACCTAGTCATTACATAACCAAAGAAGAATGTCAAGAGATGATTGATGATGCAATACGAAAACATAATCATAATGCTACAATTATCTCTGTGTGTATTGGTTGGATTGTTCTCGCACTTTTTGCTGAGGGTCTTCTTAGACTCATTGGAATAATACCACCACTAGTACCATGGTTGGATATACATACTTTGCTATAAATACTAGGACAAGATATCCTATAAGACATGGCAACTTGGAATAAGCAAATTGAAAACAGGAATTTCCTGTCGCCTATTGGATTTAGGTTTACCCTTGCCAAGTATCCTAAGGTTGCATATTTTGCACAGTCTGCAAACATCCCATCGATGACGTTGGGTATTCAGCAACAACCCACACCATTCAGAGCACTACCTCTGGAAGGTTTTATCACGTACGATCCTTTCACGTTATCATTCCTTGTAGATGAGGACATGACTAACTACATGATCATGCATAACTGGATTCGTGCTCTCGGCACACCAGATGATACTCAAGAGAGACTTGCCTTCAGGAATAAGATGACTGCACTCTTTGGCAATGATGACCTGTATGCTGACGCAACACTGTCTGTGCTCAACAGCAACTTCAAAATGAATTTCAACGTCCAGTTTGAGGGACTGATTCCTACTGGGTTGAATGCACTAGAATTTAATGCTACAATAGATGGTACTGAGTATGCTATGGCACAAGTAACATTCCAATACATGCGCTTTGAGATTCAGGATACCGTCAATTACTCGCGTGATAAGCGACTTACTTAATGAATCTAGAAAAAATTGAGGAGATGTGGGCAAAGGATTCTGAGAGATTCTTTGATCACCGGGAGTTGCCTGAGTTACTGGCAAATGACAGTATGGAAACTCCCAGACTCCATGCAAAGTATTTGCAATTTATTAATCAATTCAAACTCATGCTATCAGAAGCAGAGGTAAAGCGCAAGGTATTGTTGCGTGAGAAGTTTGAATACTATTCAGGTAAAGCACCTGCCACAGTCTATAAAGAAAAACCCTTTGCACTTAAGGTGCTCAAGGGTGACCTCCATGTGTACATTGATAGTGACCCAGACCTCACTAAAGCACAGCAAAAAATAGACTATCTTGAAACTTGTATAAATTCTATTGATAGGATACTTAAACAGATCGACAGTCGTGGATTTGCTATCAAGAATACTATCGAAATTGTGAAATATTATGGAATCCGATGATCACTATTGAAAAGAAAAATGAAGTTTTTCTCAAAGTAGAAGGCGAGCAACACATCCATAAAGAATTAAGCGAGCACTTTCAGTTTGAAGTGCCTGGTGCTAAATTCATGCCACAGTATAAGAAGAGAGTATGGGACGGTAAGATTCGATTGTACTCTCCTGGCACAGGGGAGATCTATGTCGGTCTATATGATTACCTAACAGACTATCTTGAAGAGAAAGGATATGAGTATGCTATCAAAGATAGCAAATTCTTTGGTATACCAAATGAGGAAGAAGAGTATGTATCACCAGAATCAGTGGCGTATTTTGTTAGATCTTTGGGACTGCCATTTAAGATTCGCGACTACCAACTCAGAGCACTTTTCACGGCAATTAAGCAACGTCGCAAGTTACTACTCTCGCCTACAGGATCTGGAAAATCGCTGATCATATATGGTCTGGTCCGATGGCATCTTAAAGCAAAACGAGAGATCCTAATCATTGTGCCTACAGTCTCTCTAGTCTCGCAGTTAACGCAAGACTTCAAAGACTACGGGTGGAAAGCAGATCATTATGTCCATCAAATCATGGGTGGTCAGGAGAGGTATGTAGAAGCACCTGTTGTCATCTCTACATGGCAGAGTATCTACAAGGAACCTAAGAAATTCTTTAAAAGGTTTGATGTAATCATTGGTGATGAAGCACATCTCTACAAGGCAAAGTCACTGTCAGGTATTCTCAATAAGTGTCATGACGCAAAGTATAGAGTCGGGCTGACAGGCACGTTGGATGGGATGTACAGTCATCAACTTGTGCTGGAAGGTTTATTTGGGCGTTGCGACATGGTGACGACCACTGTTGACCTGATGAAGAAGGGTCAGCTGACTCCACTGAAAGTGAAATGTCTTTTGTTGCAGCATGGTCATGTGCCATTCGATTCCTATCAGCAAGAGATGGATTATATAGTATCGCATCCCAAGAGAAATAACCTAATCTGTAACCTAGCAGAAGACATAGGTGGCAATACACTCATCCTATTCAACTACATCGAGAAGCACGGTGACCCTCTGTGGGAGATGCTAAATACTAAGGTGAGCAAAGATCGGAAGATCTTCTTTATTCATGGTGGTGTAGATGCTGTTGAAAGAGAAGAGGCTCGCAAGATATGTGAGCAGGAGAAGGATGCAATTATCCTTGCATCTTACGGCACATTCTCTACAGGCATCAACATTCGCAACCTACATAATGTAATCTTTGCGAGTCCATCTAAATCACGAGTAAGAAACCTCCAGTCCATTGGACGTGTCTTGCGTAAGGGGGATAACAAAGCAGAAGCAGTGTTGTATGACATTGCTGATGACTGCTCCCGAGGTAGTAGGCATAATTATACTCTCCGTCACCTCATCGAAAGATTGAAAATCTATAAGGAAGAGAAATTCGATTATGAGATCACTAAGGTAAATTTACGACAATGATTAACTACATCCGTCACGATAATGAATTCTATGGCATCGTCAAGTTAGTATCTGGTGAAGAGGTAATGGGATCAATGATTGCCACCAATGAAGATAATTGCACAATGGTATATGTGTCAGACCCTTTGGCTCCTTCACTCACTCCTATAGAGAAACCTGATGGTGAGATGGGAATGGTAGTAGGATTTACTAAGTGGATGCTCTGGTCAGCTGAAGAGTTTTATATTATCCAAGAGCCAGATATCATGACCATTGCCCCGATGTCCTCTGAGGCAATCATGATGTATAAAATGTGGTGGAGGAGAGACGGTAAACCAGAAAACGATATAGATCCTGGTGTCCCCATGAATGAAAATATGGGTCTAATCGGCAAAGTCTCAGAGATGAGAAAGAAACTAGAGGAGCAGTGGAAGAATTCTAAGTAGTACTTGTTTCCAACCCTTACATGGTTGAGTATAATGATTATTCTTAGAGTTGTCAAGCTTGACTTCTAGGATACAAACCTTTATAATGATCTGGTGAGCAAAACTAAATATGACTATAATGCCTCCTAAGAAAAAACAACATTACGTTGACAATAAAAAGTTTCTTGTGGAGATCGTTAAGTACCGAGAAGCAGTTGAGATTGCCAAGATACAAGATAAAGAGAAACCTAGGATTACTCATTACCTAGGTGAATGCTTCTTGAAGATTGCTACCCACCTGTCGTATAGACCTAATTTTATTAACTACATGTATAAGGAGGATATGGTCTCCGATGGTGTGGAAAATTGTGTCCAATATATCGATAACTTCGATCCTGCTAAGAGCAAGAATCCGTTTGCATACTTTACACAAATTGTATATTATGCATTCCTAAGACGTATCGCCAAAGAGAAGCGTCAGATGGACATCCGTGACAAACTCATTGAGAAGAATGGTTACGATCAGGTCTTCCACTCAGATGACAATGACAATCACGCTGATATGAATTCCATCAAGAGTCGTATCGAAACTAACATGCGAAACTAATGTTTGATATTCCAATTAAGAAAGGTTATATCTTTGGCACTCCAAAGGAAATCAAACAGACGTGGGATATCTTACAAGACATGTGGAGTTATTGTGATAGAGGTGTATGGTCAGGTGAGACAGGACTAAGTACTGGTCAGCAAGCATTAGATCTACACGCATACCAAGAGTTTGACTGGATTATAAGTCAGATGATTCCTCATGTAATTAATTACTGGGACAAAGACCTGAAATATGCCCCGGCAAGTATCGAACCAGTCTCATCATGGGCAAACCTACATGAAGATGGTGACTACACAAAAGAGCATTCCCATAGTGATGGTATTCGCCAAGCACATGTCGCATCGGCCTTCTATTTGGAAAAGGGTGAGGGTGGTGACGTTGAATTTTGTGACCCTCTGGACTGCATCCGTCGCCTTACCCCCCTTGCCAAACCTGCAGGAGATGCTATAATATCTGAGTCGATGCCATGCACCACAGGTGACTTCCTTTTGTTTCCTGGTTGGGTGAGGCATCGCACACAACCTGCGATCGGAAAGCGGGTAGCAATCTCTATTAATTTCAATGGAAACTTCGACTACAACTAAGATGGCACAAGACGGAAATAAAGAGTTGCATGACACTCAAGAGCGTGACAACCCTTGCACTGATAAAAACGACCGTGGTTATTGGCGTCGTCGCCTTCGTGAACGAGAGAATGGTAAGAGGGATGAAACTACTACTGATATCTGATCAGCACTTTGGTGTTAGGAATGACAATTCTTTTTACACCAAACTGTATCAGAAATTTTATGAAAATGTAGTCCTACCCTACATCGACAAAGAAGGTATTACTCAGGTCTTGTGCCTAGGTGATACCTTTGATCGTCGGAAGTATGTGAATTTTAATTCACTAGAAGCAGCAAGAAAGATGTGGTTTGATCCACTGGCAGAGCGTGGCATCCGTATGTCCATGCTCCTCGGTAATCATGACATCTACTACAAGAATACTCTCAAGGTGAATGCACCTGAGTTGCTTCTGGGTGACTACAACAACATCGAGATCATTACAGAACCTACCTCCAAGAAGTTTGGTAAGACAAACTTCCTTCTTCTCCCATGGATCTGTCCTGAAAATCAGGATCATGCCATGAAAAAGGTGAAAGCATCCAAGGCACGAGTGTGTTTAGGGCACCTTGAGTTGAATGGGTTTGAGGTTATCCCTGGTTTCAAGATGGATCATGGTATTGATCGCTCTCCCTTCGAGAAGTTTGACCTGACATGCTCTGGTCACTTTCATATGAAGAGTAAGCAGGGTCCCATCCAGTATCTGGGTAATCCTTATCAACTGTATTGGAATGACTATGGGTATGATCGTGGGTTTCACGTCCTAAATACAGAGGATTTGTCGATGGAATTCATTACAAATCCATACAACACATTCAATAAAGTCTACTACAAAGATGATATTGACGTTTCTACTTTCCCACAGTTGGAAGGGACATACGTTAAACTAATTGTGGGAGATGATAAGGATCAAGTTAAGTTTGATCGATGTGTAAGGAAACTTCAGCAGGTTGACCTAGCAGACTTAAAGATTGTTGAAGACATGACTGAGGAGTTAGGTGAAATTGATGAAGAGATTGAGGTTGAAGACACTCTTTCTATCCTAGAATCATGCGTCTCGGAGTATAAAAATCACGATGAGATCTTTGGTATCTTAAAATCCCTATATGTGGAAGCGTTGGAGGTCTAATGTTTGTCCTGACTGACAATAAATCAGGTGGAGTCTATGCTGTTAGGGATATTAGAGCCGATGATGCAGTCGAGCGTGTCGTCCAGTTGTTTGTTGACAAGGATGACGCAGTACGCTATTATATATTGTTGAAGGCAGACGAATACCCCCGTGATCTCTCCGTCACAGAGGTAGATGAAGATACTGTCAAAGAAAACTGTCGTCAATACGGGTATCGTTTTACCATTATTGATGCTGATAAATTTGTTATTCCGCCCACACAAGAATGATCGTATTTGAGAAAATTAGGTGGCGGAATTTCTTAAGTACCGGCAACCAGTTTACAGAAATGACTCTCAACGAGTCCAAATCACAGCTTGTTATTGGGTCAAATGGGGCGGGCAAAAGCACTATGCTGGATGCCCTGTGCTTTGTGCTGTTTAATAAACCTTTCCGTAAAATTAGCAAGTCTCAATTGGTCAACAGTGTCAATGAGAAAGAGTGCGTTGTAGAGGTTGAGTTTTCTATTGGTAAAGTAAATTACCATGTCATCAGAGGCATCAAACCCAACGTATTTAAGGTCAATAGAAACGGACAACTCCTTGATCAGACCGCTGCAAACAAAGACTACCAAAAATATCTTGAGCAAAGTATTCTCAAGTTTAACTATAAGTCATTTACTCAGGTTGTTATACTAGGTAGCAGTACATTTGTGCCTTTCATGCAACTTCCTGCTACACATAGGAGAGAGGTAGTCGAAGACCTGCTGGATATCAAAATCTTTTCTAAGATGAATACTATCTTAAAGGATAGAGTTAAGGATAATAAGGATAATTTCACATCATGTAAGCACACGCTGGAGATTTGTGAGACAAAATTAAATCACCAACGTGCATCCATCCACAAACTCACTGAGTTGCAGGAAGGAATGATTCAAAAACTACAAAACAAGTTTACTACTAACGAAGATGGCATTGTCAACCTGAATACACGCAAGAAGGAGAATGATCACTCCATGAGTGTGCTAGCACATAGTGTTAGTAACCAGGCCGACGTGCAGGAGAAGTATGATAGTCTCCGTGACATGCGATCTAAGATCGAGCAGAATAAAAACAAGGCAGAGAAAGATCATAAGTTTTATACCAAGCATGATAAGTGTCCAACATGCAGTCAAACCCTAGAAGAAGAGCACAAACATCGTCAACTTGTGGATGCTGAGTCACGTCGTGACAAGTACAAAGAAGGTTACAAAATGATCGATGAGCAGATCAGTCTTCTCTATGATAAACTACGTGATCTGAAGGGTTATGGTCTGTCAATTATTGAATTCCAGAGCGATAATCTGAGCATTGATAGGCAGATCAAGCGACTGCTTAAGGATAATGAAGACATCATGGCCGAGTGCAACAAAGAGACCCCAGATATTGATGCAGAGAGGGTAAAATTAGACGAATATGAGGTAGAATTTGCTGAAAATGTAGAGCGTTGTGCTGGTGTCAGTAAGGAGTTTGACAACTTGAAAGTTGTTTCTACTCTACTCAGAGACAGTGGTATTAAGAGCAAGGTTATCAGCAAATTTGTGCCTATTTTTAACAGTTTGATCAATAAATATCTACAGTGCATGGACTTCTTTGTCAATTTTACACTGGACGAAGAATTCAATGAAGTCATCAAGTCTCGTTACCGTGATGTATTCTCTTATGCATCGTTTTCAGAGGGTGAAAAGCAGAAAATTGACCTATCTTTGCTGTTTTGCTGGCGTGACATTGCTAAGATGAAAAACTCTGCATCGACCAATCTCCTCATCCTTGACGAGGTATTCGATTCTTCTCTTGATACTGCTGCTACAGACGAATTGATGAAGATTCTGAGGGGTATGGACGACAGGACCAACCTATTTGTGATCAGTCACAAGGGCGACATCCTTCTGGACAAGTTTGATACTGTGGTCACCTTTGACAAGGTGGGTGATTTCTCAACCATGAAGCAGGACAGTCTATAAAGTGGCACCTTCCCCCTTTCGGGGACCGTGTGTCTGTGTATAATAGATGCATACACAAATAAAGCATGACCGTACAAGAAGTAAAAGGCACCCTCGCCAAACTACTCGCCGCTGAAAACCTCACTGTTGAGCACAGAGTAGTCAGCACAGCATCCTTTGACGTGAATAAGCGCGTCTTGATCCTCCCTATCTGGAATGCTAAGGAAATTGTCTTCAACTTGCTGGTAGCGCATGAAGTGGGACACGCTCTCTTCACCCCAGACGGTGACCTTCTAGACGATCTTCCTTGCCCTAAGTCTTATGTTAATGTGACCGAGGATGCTCGCATTGAGAAACTGATGAAACGTAAATTTGCAGGTATTGCCAAGGATTTCTACGGTGGATACAAGCAACTTCACGAAGATGACTTCTTCTCTGTCAAGGACATCAATGCTGACAGTCTCAAACTGATTGACCGCATCAATCTTTACTATAAACTGGGTGCAAATCACTTCCTCCCCTTCTCTGATGAGGAGTTGCCTCTTCGTGATGCAGTTGGTGATGCAGAGACTTTTGAGGATGCTATCGCTGCTGCTGTCGCTATCAAAGAGTTTGAAAAAGTAGAAGTATATCCGCAAAAACTTGATAATCTTCCACAATTAGACAACAATTCTGGTGGTGGTAGCGACGAGCAAGAGGCACAAGATGAGCAACCTTCATCTGAAGGTGATGAGGGTGACGAGCAAGAAGGTGATAAAGAATCCAAGCAAGATCCTGACCTTGATACACCCTCATTCACTCGCAATGGTGGTGAAGAGGCATCGACTGTTGAGTCTCTTGAGGAAGCACTGCAGGACATCGCAAGTCAAAACAGTAGCAACGAGACTAGGTATCTTGAGGTCCCTGATGTTAACCTAAAACACGTCATTATTGACCCTAAAATGGTCAATACTATGTCTGAGGATTACTGGTCTTCATGGACCCAAACTGGATTCCCAGACAGCATACTTGACTTCTCTACTGCAGATCAAAATTACCAGAATTTCAAGAAAGATTGCACCCGTGAGGTGTCATATCTTCAGAAAGAGTTTGAGATGAAGAAATCTGCAGCAGCACATGCTCGCCAATCTATCTCTAAGACTGGTGTGCTTGACACTGCTAAACTCCATCAGTATCTTTACAATGAAGACCTCTTTAGGAAGGTTACAGTCACTCCTGACGGTAAAAATCATGGTCTGATCTTCCTCATGGACTGGTCAGGGTCCATGGCAGAAATTCTCCACGATACTTTCAAGCAACTGCTGTCACTTTGTTTCTTCTGTCGCAAGTCTGGCATCCCATTCAGTGTATATGCCTTCGTAAATGATGCTTCATACGCAGAATTTCGTAACTATGAGGAGGTTGTTGGAAAGGAAGGTGACTTCTATATTGGTAGTCGCTTCCACCTTGTAGAATTCCTTAACGGTGACCTAAACAACAGTGTTTTTGATAGATATGCTAGGAATCTCTTCCGTGTGACTCAGATGTATGAGCAACGCTACGGCAACCTTCATCCCTTCCATTCACGTCCAGTGCCTGATGCTATGCCTAGTCACCTTATGCTCGCTGGCACTCCTCTAAATGAGGCACTCTTGTGTCTTCAGACTCTGATCCCTGCATTTACTGCTAAGTATGGTGTTGAGAAGTGTCACGTTAGTGTCCTGTCTGATGGTGAGAGCAACTGGTCTGGATGCTGGGTCAAGTCTTCATACGACGATAAGATCCATCGCTCTGGAATGCCATACAACGCCGCTATCCGTTGCCGTAAGACTGGTCGTACTTATACGGCACCTCAGTGGGGTAATTACATGACTGAAACCATCTTGCGTTACATGAAAGGTCGTTTCCCACAGTGTAACTTCACAGGTTTCCGTCTTGGTAATGCCCGTGACATTGGTTACATCATCCAAAACTTCAACTCTCTTACTCAAAAGGAGAGAAAGACTGCTGCTGATGTATTCAAGAAGTTTAAGTCAATCTCTGCTCCAATCATGGGTTATCAAGAATTGTTTCTAATTCAAAGTAACAAGTTGAATGAGGAGGTAGAGTTTGATGTAGAGGAGGATGCATCCAAGGCACAGATTACTCGTGCCTTCAAGAAGACCCTTAAGGCAAAGTCCAACAACAAAAAGATCCTCTCGTCCTTTATCAATCAAATTGCATGAATGTATTTGCAGTAGATGATGATCCTGTCCTGGCAGCATGTTGTCTGCCAGACAAACACATCGTTAAGATGCCACTAGAGTGTTGCCAAATGCTCGCTGTTGTATTCAGTAAGTGGTATCTCAATGAGGGTCCTGTCCTGAAGAAGGATGGGACTCCTTATGCTACAGAGAAGGGTGCATTTCGTAATCACCCTTGCACTAAGTGGGTAGCAGAGTCTGACCACAATATCCAGTGGTTACTGCAGCATGGTATTTCTCTGTGTGAAGAGTATACATATAGATACGGTAAAAGACACTCCTGTCAATCAACACTTGTAGTTGCTGGTCTGACGTATCAGTATGGTTGTCCTGACCAGCACACGCCATTCGCTCGTGCTATGCCAGACGAGTTTAAGTATGATGATAGTATCTCTACTATCGAAGCATATAGACGGTATGTGGCAAGCAAACCATGGGTGGCATCCAACTACCTGCGTGTGCCAGATAGGAAACCGTCATGGGTAGACTACCATTCCCCCCTCACCCGTGTATAATAACTGTATACACAACAAAGAAACACATGCCATTCGCAGCACACCCAGTGACCACTGATCATATTGTTAACTACCTCATATCAAAGCATGGTGAGCAAGTTGGGACCACAGAATTACTTGGTGCTGCTGAGCATTTCTCTTGCTCCTTCGCTACTGTCAAGAAGCGCCTCAAGGACCACAAGTCTGGTATCGGCAAGTGGAATCTCTCTGTGCAAGAAGTCAAGCAACAACTTGAGACTGTCGTGAAGCATAGTGAGTCACTCATTCCCCTTAAGGATGCTAACTATGTGCCCTTTGGTAATGCCACTGACCTCAAGAAGATCATCAAGTCTAAGATCTTCTACCCTACATTCATCACTGGTCTCTCTGGTAACGGTAAGACCCTTGGTGTGGAGCAATCCTGCGCTCAACTCGGACGTGAGTTGATCCGCGTAAACATTACTGTTGAGACTGATGAAGATGACCTCATCGGTGGTTTCCGTCTCGTCAACGGTGAGACTGTGTGGCACAACGGTCCCGTGATCGAAGCACTTGAGCGTGGTGCTATCCTGCTGCTTGACGAGATCGACCTTGCATCTAACAAGATCCTCTGTCTGCAGTCTATCCTTGAAGGTAAGGGTGTCTTCCTGAAGAAGATCGGTCGTCAGGTGTCTCCTGCTGCTGGTTTCAACGTCTTTGCTACTGCTAATACTAAGGGTAAAGGCAGCGAAGATGGTCGTTTCATCGGCACCAACGTGCTCAACGAAGCATTCCTTGAGCGTTTCCCTGTGACCTTTGAGCAAGAGTATCCTGCTCCTTCTATTGAGACTAAGATGCTCAACAACTATTGTGCTGAGTTGCAGTGCTGTGACGATGACTACATCAAGAATCTGGTTGCATGGGCAGACATCATCCGTAAGACTTTTAAGGATGGTGGTGTCGATGAGGTGGTCTCCACCCGTCGCCTTGTCCACATCATCCGTGCTTACAGCATCTTCTCTGACCGTGTGAAGGCAATCAAGGTCTGCCTCAACCGTTTCGATGATGAGACTAAGCAGTCATTCATCGAATTGTATGATAAGATTGATGCTGACGTTGACGTGTCGGTTGACAATCCTCTCAGTCTCTGATATCCTTTATAGATAATCTCTGTTTATTATGGCAAACAAGTATAACGAAGATGAGATTATCAAGGAGTTGAAAGACTACATCTGCGCTACCTACCAGCAGCACTATTCCAGTGGTAACGGTGAAGGTATCCAGACCCTTGATCTCATCAATGCTTGTGGTGACGCTGAGGCATTCTGTAGGAGCAACATCCTGAAGTATGCCTCTCGCTATGACAAGAAAGGCACCGCTAGACGTGATCTCATGAAGGTGCTACACTATGCTGTGTTACTGATTCACTTCAGTGACCAGTCGGCAACACTCGAAACTTACCCCCAGTAATTATGCAACCTGAAGCAAGACAAACAGTTAAACTGAGCAAGCAAACCATTGAGGTGCTTCGCAACTTCAGTGCTAT